TTATAAGCTATAAATATGCAATTTATGAAAGATTTTCTTTAAGGGTGGATGGATAGATTTCATTTTTGCTATATAAACAATCGCAAGCGCTTCTGCATCTATCGTGCTTATTCTACCTTTCGATTGTTCAACTATTTCGGATGCAAATTCTTTAACTAAATACTTCTCCATTAAAACACCTCATTTTTTACATTAATTAATCTATCTATTAATAACAATGACCCAGTTTAATTCATTCTTTCTAAAATTTTATGTTTTGGATAGTTAATATTTAAATAATCCTTAAGACTATTTAGAGATGTAATATTGTTATCGATAATGGACTTCCTTTGGTATCCATTATATAAATAAACAATATTTTGGAACTCTACAACGCTAAAAATATTATCTTTATTATCATCCAATTGAACTAAACTATCATAATGGATATTTATAGCCTGGGATTTCTTATAAATAAATTTTGTATCTCCCATTGCCTTAATAAGTTCGACCTCATTATCATTCCATTTATCCATAAGAATTAAACTAGAAAGTGAGCTATCCATACATTCACAAATTAAAGCATTTCCTCCTTCGTCATTTAAAATTACATTTGAAATACTGCCATAAAAATTATTCATTAACTCTAAAGAAATATCACTGTCTTTATAAATAACAAGCTCCAATACTGCTGTTGTCTCCTTATCATTCATGTTAATCGCTCCTTATAGTTTAAACCAATTATATTGTTTTCATTTTAACACGAACATGCGTTCGTTTTCAAGCGATTACTAGAGAATATTTACAAATTTAAATCTATTAGTATTTTTCACCAAATAAAAAAACTGGTATACACCAGTTCTATAATTCTATATTGATAAAACCATAGTTAGTTTTAATAAAATCAAAATCTAATTTATGCTGAAGGATAGAATAACTAACATAATTGCTATCTTTATTTACATATCCAGTATCATATTTACTAGCAACTTTCTCTAAAATTTTTTTATTCAGTATCTTCTCTTCATGACGCTTAAGCAATTCCCATATATACCACATCATTCCTGATACTTGAATTGTACTAGCTATTAAATTGCTATTGTCAAAGATTGACTTTGCTAAATCTAAAGCTCTATTACCAAATGATGCCCTAAGCTGAATATCTTCCCCTTTAGCATTCGCTTTCTTAAAAATATAAGTACTATCAGAAAAGTATTTTTGGCCTTGCTTAGGCTGTAAACTTGTTGAAGATATTTTATCTAACCTGTCTAAGCGCCAATATAGCTCTTCGGATATTTCAATAATTCGATTATAGCCCTTACTATTGGTCAATTTAGCAAGGAAAACTCCATTATCATTTTTTAAATCTTCCATCTTTAAATTCAAGATCTCACTATAGCCTTCACCTTTTATTCCTTCAAATAAACATAGTAAAAATACTGCATGTCTTTGATCTTCAAATAACTGCATATATGTTAATAATTGTTCTCTTGTATAGCGTATAATTGATGCTTTATAAACAAACCTACTACAATATTCCATATCAATAATACTTGGTAGTCTCTGAGATCGGTTATCAGTGTAGCCGTTCATGATAGCCCAATCTATATATCTTCCAATAAAACCTATAGATGCACTGATAGATTGCGGGCTAGGCGACTTCAAACTATAAAACAGCTCTTCCAACTCTACTTTATTCATATTAAAGATATCTTTATTTTTTTGATTTTCAAGTATTGTTGCTTTATTAAATAGTGATAAATAAGTAGTAAGACTGTTATCTTGTATATCTAATGACTTTAGATACCATTCCTTAATTTCTTTATTTAATACGTTTTCTTTAAGCACTTTTCACACCTCATTCTAAAATTAATTGTTGAAATATTTTTTGGATTTTCATTCTATTACGAGAGCTGATATTACCATACTTAAGTATTCCGACTTCTTCCCACAATGTATTATTAATTGAGAAATCTATTTTGTCTAAGTTCTTTTTTAAATTTTCAAATGGAATACTATGCTCATACATTTTAGCAGCCAATTCAATGTGTCCTATAAACATTCGACTTTTAAACATTAATGACTGTTTATCCATTAGGTTTGTCTTATGATACGCAAAGAGGTACATCATATATTCATTAATGATTTTAGCTATATTAACAACTTCTAGGCGATTTTCTATTGAAAAACTATTATCGATCGCATTTGATAATTCAGAAAAAGTGACTACTTCACCATATGAATATTTTACGTTGGAGTTCGAGGTAATTCGCCCTTTTAACTCGCCCTCAGCTTTTAATTCAATAACCACTTCATCAGATAATTTTTCTTTCGCTAATTCTTGTAGCCGTGGTTTTGGTATAGGATTTGCTTTAGCCATATCTACCTGAACTCGTTTACATTGAGCTTCCGTCATATTTGAAAAAATAACAATCATAGCACCTTTTAAATCGACTTTCTTCATATAAGCGTTATAAATAGAAAAAGTTCGATGTGCTCCATCTAAAACATCCAATAATGATCCCTCCAATAAGGTAAGGGATTTCTCACGATCGTCGTAAATAAATTCAATTCCATTTTCACCAGAGCCGACTTTAGCATTATAGCGCAAAGTAGAGGTTATTAAATCTCCTTCCAATGCTTGTTTTTCAATGTCCCGTAGAGACTTTGGATTTAAGTTCATAACCTCTATCATTCCATTTTTAATCTTTTTCTTTTTTGCCTGCCTTTGGATATTTGGATTATACATTGTAATACCACTCATCCAAAGCTTACCAATAATTGAATTAGAGATTACAGCGACATATTCATTGTGACCTGTTTTAACAACATTCTCAAAAGTATATGGCAATGTTATTATTTCTTCATACGGTGATTCCTTTATGTACAACCTCAACTCTTTAATCTCTGATGCATTAAGCCATTTCACTAACCAATCGTCATCAGCATCATTAAATTTTAAATGAAGCTGTTCCCCTAGTAATAATAGTTCCTGTAAGTTTGCTTCATATAGCCTACTCTCGTCATTAATTAATTCAAGAATATTACCAATGCTTATATGATGTTTATGTAGTTGTGCAGAAATTTCATCCAATTTTAAATCGTTTTGAACCAACAATGGAATTTTTGTTTTAATCTCTTCTATTAATAATTCTTTAGTTTTCCCAACCTTCAATCCTCTTTCCTCCTCTTTTTTCCAATTATATGAATTTACTTTAATAGTAACACATAATAACTTCAATTATAATATTTTTAAATTAATTAATCCAATTATATTATCATTAACAAGAATCCGTTAAACCTCTTTAATAAATTAATTAATTTAAAATATTGATTTATTTAAAAATATGATTATAATATAAAAGCATAAATATGGAAAAATAAAAGGAGATGGATTTTAGCATGGCTTTTCAAACAAGTAAGGATACGAAATATAATCAGTTAGTATTATCTGATATAACAGTTATAAAAGAGCTGTTAACTTTTAGAGGATCGATTGATGATACAAATTTTAATCAAGGTGCTTGTGCAACAAATTCTTTAAAAATGAACACAGATGTTATTAGTCTATTTGCAGATTTAGATAAATTAATAAAAAAATCATTGAATGAAGAACAAATGAAGCTACTATCTTATATTACTAAAGATTTCTCCTATTATACCATCGCGAACATCTTAGGAATTCCCATTAAAACGGTTGGAAGTAGATTTAATACAATCTGTCTAAAAATTAAACAAGAGAATGATAGGCAATGGAGAAAAGTAACTTATATTAATAAATTAAGATTAAAAACAAAAAGATGTAGTAAATGTCGTGAGTTTCTTCCTGCTACAGATGAATTTTTTAGTTTGAATAGTAGCAGTAAAGATTTATTCCATTCCCAATGTAAAAAATGTAAAAAGTAAAGGCATTAGATGTTTGGGCGAAAAAATTGGATTATCCCCTACACCAGTCACCCTAATAAGTAGAAGGAGAATTAATATGAAAATACAATTACCACATACGATAATTGAATTAAATTTAGAGCTTCCGATAGAAGAACGAGTGTTATACATACAATCCATTTTAGAAAATGAGAGAATTGTTTATGGTGGTGAAGAAATATCTTTAGAGATCTATTTACATATTACCTCGCAAGCTCATCATACAATCGTTTTATTGGATATGCTTGGGTATTATATGACCAAGGGATATTTTACTAGGGAAGAGCTATTATTAGAAGAAGAAAACTTAAAGTATATTAAGGAAGCTAAAAGGCGGAATAAAAGACGGAGAGAATTAGCAAAATTACTTAAAAATCAAAGTACACCGCATCGATTACAAGATAATTACGTACTCTCCCATTTTAAACAGAAAGAAATAAAAAAAGGATCTAACAGACATAATACATTTTCAAATACCTCATATTTTGAAGCTCTTGCACTTGGCATCGAGGATTTGGATGAAGAGTCTATCCAATAAGTTAATTAATTTAAAATACATATTAAAAAATGAAATTTTCTAATAGGTCTGTATGGCTTCCTTATACAGACCTATCATGAAGGTTTCATCTTCAAAACAGAGTTGTTTAGTAATACACACAGTTTAAATAAGCTAGTATGAATCCTTATAAATTAATGAAAGAAGGTGATGCCTATTGGATGTATAAATGAATGTAAAGTATTTTTAATGATGAAACCTTCGAAATTACACTCTTCTTTAGGAGGCGATAAAGGAGAATGAAAATTGTAAAAAACATAACTGAATTTTATCACTCATTAATCAATAATGAAAAACTTCTACGTTTGTTGTACTACATACCCAAAGATCAATTCGATGATCCACTAGACGAATCAAAATTGGATGTCTCTCAATTACCTGAGAAAGAACATGTACTTAAAAATTTAATCGTTATTGGTGATAAACCGAGTGATTTATCGTTAGATACAAACTTTTGTAGAATTTGTTTGTATACAGGACCTCGGTTGCCTCAAAAAAATTATCTAAAAAACATCAATCAATTTACAGATAATCCCTACTCAAGCACCCAGCAATATATTTTTGATATTTATACACCTGATTCTGTCAATAATATTGATTTTCGTATGGATTGGCTTGGTGAAGTGCTAAATGAGGTGCTGTTTCAAGAGGATGTTGAAGAATTTGGGGATTTAAGATTCCATAGTGGACTCCCCATCACCAATTTACCAAAAGGTATTATTGGTTATCGCTGGAGTTACATTATGCCCTCAGGACAACAACCTACAGGTTATAGATCATGAACATTACTACTAAAAGGGCTTTTGGGAAACCCCTTAATTATAAAGGTTTAAATATTTATCCTGTAAAAATGAAGGATGTAGATGAATTTTATGATGCCGTGCAATGCTTACTTTTACCTAAGAACGATTTTCAACAACCAGAAATAATTAGAATGTCCTACTTACTCTTTTTAATTACCGTATCACAAAACGATGGTGGCCATGAAATCGTAGAGAAATTAATTTCATTATATCGTTTAGTTTTTAATACCGAGGATATTCATATTTCAATGAATGAAAAAGGTATGGTTTTTATGAAAATCGATGGTATTACTTTGTATGAGCGGGATTTCGATAAAATTAAGACCATTATTAGTGAACAAAACCTTATTGACTTAGATGATGATTTTATTGATCCTGGTACAAAAAAAGCCATACAAGAAGCACGTGCATTTATGGCGAAAAGAAAAACAAGACAAGCAGATTTAGAGCAACAAATAATTGCCTACCATTGTAAATCTGGTTTACCCTACCATGAAATTGAACATTTAACTTTATACCAATTCCATAAAGGATTATCACGCATGGACTATATGGTAAGTAGCGATGCCATTCTTAACGCACGCTACTCTGGGATGATTGAATTTAAAAATGACCAAGATCTCCCCCATTGGTTAGGCTTTATTGAAGAACCAAAGAAAAACGAAGATGTCATTATTACAAAATCGGCATTTGATCAACAAATGAAAAAACTTGGCCTTGAACCAAAATAAAAAAATTAAAACTAAAAGGATGGTAATTTATATGTCACAACCAAATCAATTTTTAACTTCAGTAGCAAATGTTCGTTTATTTGATCGTTTAACGGATGAATTAATTTTAAATGGTAAAACATTACTTAACTCATCTATGACTCAAGCTATTCAAACACAGGCAATTCATGCTGGTAAAGGCTCTAAAAAGGTGTACGAGTTAAACTATCAGAAAGAATTAACGTTCTCTATTGAAGATGCTGCTTTTGATACTGCATATATTGCTTTACAAAATGGTACAGAAATCAATCATCAATTAGCTGAATATTATACAGATGAAATTATTTTACTTGATGCTACTGGTAAAGGTACATTAACTGAAACTCCTCTAGGTAAGGTACATGTAGAGCAGCTAAATGGTACGTTCACACAATATACGCCAACTGGTCAGGAAATTAGTGTCCCTGCATTAGCTGGTAAAGAGATCCAGGTTATCTACGCTGTTCAGGAAATGATGGATACAATTGAAATTTCAGCTGACTCATTCCCTAAAGCTGTTCGTATGGAATTAAACGTAGATATTCGATCTAATAATGGAAAAACTGGGGAAGTTATTATTGAAGTACCAAACTTCAAACCGAATGGTGCGGTAGAAATTTCAATGACACATGAAGGTGTTGCTTCTTCTTCCCTAGCTGGTAGCTCACTTGCCGATAAAAAAGGTAATTATGCTTATATTAAATTGCGTAATTTATCTGAGGATAAAGTACAGTTTACAGCACTTGCTGCCAATCCATCTCATGTCGTTCTAGATTCTACAGTCGCTGGAGACAAACAACTTATTTCAGTGTTAGGTATTCGTGGGGCAGGCTATAGCAATGTATTGCTACAAAATAAAGATTTAACTTGGACATCTAAATCTCCATCCGTTGCAACTGTAAATGCAGATGGAGTCGTAACTTTAGGATCTTCTTCCAACGTCAATGATCAAACAATTATTGAAGTAACGGATGGTACTTACAGCGAAAAAATTATTGTAGATATCGTATAAGTGAATTAATGTAAAAAGGGTAGAATTATTCTACCCTTTTCACTTTTAAATCAGTAAAGGAGTGTACTATGACAAAACGTGAGACGAAATTAACATTGACAGATATACATAAGAATGCAGAAGAATTAAATAAAAAGCAAAAATTTTTCATTGATAAAGATCAAGGAAAATTTATTTATTACTACCCTAAATTTAGTAAACGTAAAATAACTATTTTAATCAATGATTTATCCAATACGTTAGCCTATGTAGAGCAGCATAAGCTAGATTTTTTCAACAATGATGATGAATTAAATAATTATATTCTATTTTTAATTATTAAACATTTTACTGACTTACAAACTGAATTGAAAGATAAATCTGTTGAACTTCATTTTGCTACTATGAATGAACTAGTTGACATCGGTTGGTACGAAATGTTTCTGCTGAAAATGTTCCCTATGCAAGAAATTTCAAATGTTTTAGATGAAATTAGAAAGCGACTAAATGTAAGTTTTAAATATTTAGCACTAGAAGAAGAGCTCAGTCGAAAAGGACAAACTGTTGATTCAATTCTTAATGATAAAGATAATTAGAATTTTGAACTACTCCCCTACTTAATTGGGAGGGTATTTGAATATTTTAGAGCAATTATTGTCATCTAAAAAAAATATGCAAATTAAAAACAGCTACCATCTTAAATAACATAGTAGCTGATTTTTCATTTGATTTAATGAGGAGGGAACATTGATTGAGTACTGGTGGTGAACAAAAAAAACCAACAGAGTTTCTAGTCGCTCTAAAAATTAACGACAAGATCTCGAAACAAAATATTTCTACATACTTAAAAAAATTAAAGAACATCCCCAATCTAACGATTAATTTAGACGTTACAGGATCAAATACTCAAATATTTAATGAGTATGGGAAGCAAATTAAAGCTTTAGAACAGCAATTAGAAGCATTTCATTTAAAGCTGCAAAATGTGGGAACAGAATCATCCGCCCCCCTTTCCATTTTCGAAGATTTCAAGCAGGGAATTACTAATACTTTAAAATCTATCGATACTCTTAATGAAATGTTTGATGATGTAAATGTAAATGTGAAAGAAATTTCTAAACAGCTGGCCAAAATTCCGACTGGCGATCTTCAATCTCTACAAAATTTAGCGTCACAATTGAAAGTAGAAATGGAAACAATCTCTACAAATCAATTTAAACTCTATGGAATCCAAGAAGCGCAGCAAAATTTGCAGGCTTTAGAATCTAATTTATATAATATCTACGAACTCCAAAAAGCCTATGCGAATACTACTGATTTCGAACAATTAACATCACAAATTACCGATTTAAATACCCAACTGACCAACATCCAGCTTGGTGAAGGCTTAAACATAGCGGGCATTTCTGATATTTCAAACCAAATTGACAAGATGAATCAGAGTATAGTGGATTTTGAAAACAATACTAATACAGCCGCTCAAAGTTCAAACAAAATGGGTACCACCATAATTGATGGAACTAAAAGGGTAATTGAATTAACAGAATTATACAACAATACTGCAAGTAAAATTAAACCACCCCCAGCTATTGTAGAAAATCAGAATACAACCTCTGAAGTAGGAAGTACCAGTGCATCGGCATTAAGCGGTATTACAGCACTTTCAAAAGGATTGTTGGCAACAACTGGTGTTGGTGCTTTATTATTATCGGCAGAAGCAGGATTAAATTATTTATTTGAAAAGCAAGCTAAAGCCAAAGCCGAGGCAGAGAAATTTGCAAATGATGTAGCGATGGCCAATAAACAGTTACTCGCATCTTATGAACAAAATGCAGACACAATCGATAAATTACTTCCAAAATATGAAAGATTACATGAAATAGTCAACAACGGAAATGCTGATACGAACACACTTTCTGAATACTACGATATACAAAACAAATTAACTACCCTTTTACCATCTTTAATTTCAGATGAAGATGAATATAACAGGAAAATAGTGGGCTCTGTTGAATCAGTCAAAATTAAAACCGAACTATTGAAAGAGCAACTAGCAATAGAAAAAGAAAAGGCATCTCTGAAAGAAAATGAAAATAACTCTAAAATAATTGATAAATATGAAGGAAATATTACCGATTATAATTCACAAATACAAGAACAATTAAAAAAATTTAGTACTATTTATAATAGTTCTTTCAGCCAATTTTCATTACCTCTTTTGGATGAAAAAGGCGATTTAATTTATAATTCCTTTGAAAAGCTAACAGAATTAAAAGAAATTTTAAATCAGAGGCGTAATGAGGCTTTGGCTTTAGGAAATAACGAATTAGCAAATGAATACGAAAGGTTAGAACATGAAGTAAATTACACTAGTAATCTAATAAACAATACTAATCTTAATTTAGCAGATAGTACTTCCAAATTAAAAAATGCCTATATAACAGAGTTAGAAAGTATTATAAATAAAAATGAAGATTTAAAAGGCAGTACTAAAGAGTTCGCACAGACAATTAGCTCTGAACTAATATTTGATTCTAATGCGGATGGAATAAAGAACCTACAATTAGCCCTATCAACACTACTGAGTGGGAATAATACCTCTAATTTAATAGAAGAAATGAATTCCCAATTCAACAAACTATATTATGCAACTCCAGAAAAGTTTAAAGAAAAAGAGAAAGAAGTGTCTAAATATGTAGACAACCTAAAAGACATATTTAAAACTGCTAATCCAGATATGGACGAATCACAACTTGAGTCTATTCAAACTGGTGCCAAAAATAAATTAAATAATATAATAAATGAATTCAAGAAATACAACAATGTAATGAATGTTACTGGGCTTTCCCTAGTAAATTTCACTTCAAAAACTTCTTCTTCAGGTAATGAGCTGGATAATCTGGCATCTAAGATGAGAAATTATAAGGATTCATCTGAAGAGGCCCTCGGGATTTCATCTTCATATATTAATGTATTAGATGATTCTTTATTTACTTATCAAGAAATCTCAAAACAATTAGAAGATTATTCACAACAAACCTTAGTTGATTTATTAAATAAAGAAAAATTAACAGCCGCAGAACAAAGAATAGTAGACCTTTATAAAACTAGGAATGAAATATTAAGAGACTTATCATCTGTCTATCCTAATATAGTAAATGATGAATCTATATTAATGGGTATTTCAGCAGAAAAAATCAATTTGATGATTGCTGAAAATAAAGCAAATGATGCTTTATTAAAAGCCCATAAGTTATATCGTGAAAATAAATTATCTGAAGAACAAAAGGCTACTCTGGAACTTGCAATTGAAACGAATAAACGAATTAGCATCAGAAACATCGAAGTTCAACAACTAGAATCAAAATTAGCGGAACATGCAAAAAAAATAGATGAAAAGCCTACTTCTTCTTCTGATCTAGCAAAGCTACAAAATGAAATGGCTTACCATAGAGCCGCTGCAACATACGAACCTAAAATAAAATTGAAAAACGCTGAATTAATTGATTTAACCAATTTAAAAATAAATTATGGTGAACAATTAAGTAAAGTTGGTAACTCTGTTACTAAATTAACTAACGCTGAAAAAAATGCCAACAAGTCAACAACGCAATCAATATACATAACCGATAAATACAAACAAAAACTTGAAGAGTTAAATCTCGGAATTGAAAAACAACAAAGATTGCTGTCTAAGCTACCTGAACATTCTAGTGAGTATCGAAGAGCTTTAGAAACTCAAATTCAATTTGAAAAAGAAAAACTTCGAGTGATGCAACAGCAAGAGGCTTCTTTAAAAAATCAAATTGCTTCAGGGAAAATTCAGCAAACCGGTAATATAACAAGCAAGTCCCCTACTTCTTCCACAACTACTAATCTAAACGGTTGGTCTGGCAAAATCACTAGCGCATACGGAGGCCGTAAAGACCCAATTTCTGGAAAACCCGATTTCCATCTCGGCATGGATATTTCTGGGTCTAAAGGAACTCGCTTAGATGCGAATGTTGCAGGCAAAATAATAGCTAGTGGTGATGCTATTAAAAATGGCTATGATGGCTCATATGGAAATATTGTTGTCGTACAAGATGCAAATAATTTCAAACATCTTTATGCCCATCTAGATAAAGCTATTGCTAAAATGGGTGATTATGTTGATGTAGGCACACAAATAGGTAATATTGGTGCTTCTGGTACTAGAGTGACAGGTCCTCACCTACATTACGAAGTAAAGAATGGTAGCGGACAACGCTTAGATCCAACAAGTTACTATACTGCTGCAAAAAATGGAGCCACATCTTCTCCATCATATGCAGTTGACACGGCACAACAAGCTATTGATCAAACAAAATCTGAATTAGTAAGTTTACAGCAACAGATTTTAAATCAAAAAGATTTAGTAGAAGACCTTGAGCGCGGCATAATTGATAGTTATCTTTCCTCTTTTGAAAACAAAAAGACAACGATTGATAACTTATTAGAAACTAGTGATAACAGATTAAGGAAACTCACTGTCACATCAGAATCCTATCGTAAAGAACTAGACAGACAAACAGCTGCTTTAAATGATAAAAAGAAAATTAACCAAAATGAAATTGCTTATCTGGAAGGCGTTATTAAGAGTGGTACTGCCTCAAAAAAGGTCATTGATGAGTATACACAACGTCTTCATGAACTGAACAATGTCAATAGTGAGATAGATTTTGCCATTTGGGATGTAGGCTCAAAAAAAGTTGAATCCTACATGTCAAAGTATGAAGAACAACGTCAAATTCAGGATAATGTTATCGCCTATGAAAAAGCAAAACTTGGAGAATTAGATACTTCCTCTGCTAGGTATGTAAAATCACTTGTAAATATTAATAATGCGATGAAGGAAAAGCAGAATGCCAATCTTTATGAACTAACTCAATTAAAAAGCCTAGTAAATGGAAATAAAGGGTATGGTGATGGTTTACAATCTGCCAAAAAACGCATTGAAGAGTTAACGATCGGTATGAAAGAGTTACAGGTTGATATTCAAGATAGTGACTATGATATTTTAATCAATATCAAAACTCAATCGGATGAGAAAATAAATAATATAGAATCCGAAATAAATCGTGCTGAATTGATTCGTAAAATGTTTGATGAGGGTTCTGCAGATTATGAAAAATATACTAACATTATTATTAATGCCCAAGAAAGAATTGCTCAACATCATTTAGAAACTAGAGATAACTTGCTAGAGGAATTAAAACAGCGTGATATCACTGCTGAACGTATCAAAGAAATCACAAAATTAATAAATGAAGAGTATAATGGCTATTTAAATGCCACGTTAGCTATTAAAGACTATACAAAACAAAAGGACGATGCAAAAAAAGCCCAACTTGAAAAAATTGCAGATAAAGTTATTAGTGCGTATAAAGATTATTATCAAGAACTTCGAGATGAACAAATCAAGCAACTTGATGAAGAAATTGAGCGCGAAAATAAAAAACATGAAACAATCATGAAAAATCTGCAAGAAGAAATGGACTTATTTAGAAAAAGTGTTGAAGATAAGCTAAGGCTCATTGACCGAGAAGAAGCTCAAAGAAGCTATGATATGGAGATTTCCGATTTAGAAAGTGAACGGAATGATGTACAGAGCAAGCTAAATATTTTAGCTTTAGATAATTCTTATGAAGCGAAAGCAAAGAGGAAAAGTCTACAAGAACAGTTAGATGAAATTGATAAAACAATTGCAGAAAAACGCCATAACCGAGAAATTGATTTACGTAAAGAGTCTTTAAATGATGCAATAGAATCAAAAGAGGAAGAAATAAATGAAAAAATAGAGCTACAAGAGTCAGAGCATGAAAATTTAGTCAATAAAATTAATCTTGAAAAAGAACATTGGGAGTCGTACTATAGCGATTTACTAAATAATGAACGCCAATTCGCTAAAATGAGAGAAGATATCATTGGTGGTCATTTAACTAATGTGGAGGCAGAATTCAATCAATACCGTGATAAATTAAAAGCCTCACTACCCGAAATTAGCGGTGCATTAGACGATACTATGAAAGCTATAGGTTTTTCTATCAGAGACAATGTTATTCTCGAACTAGAAGAAGCTCTAGATTTAATAAAAAAATTTAATGACAGTCAAGAATCAAAGGATAATGGTTCATTTGAATCGAATCTTTCCAATCCACAAACATCTAAAGGCAACTTATCTAATGCGGACTTACAAGTCCTATTAGGAAAGTTCTTATATGACAGAGTTTTGCCGAATGTTTCTGGCCAGGATCAGAGTGCCGTTAGTGAAATGGCAAAAAATTTAGCAGCAAAGGGTCGCGATAAGGCTGATTCTCGGTTTACTGAAAATGGTGCTAATTTTAATGAGTCCACAAGGGTTCTAACACAAGCAGAAATGGATTCATTATCTGAGTATTTTAATAGTAATAAAAACTTGCTTGGTGGGAAATATAATAGCTTTTTTGAGCAGTTTTTCAATGAGAATTCAGGAAATACACAAGAAAATGGAAGTAAACTATCTGATGCGGATATGAAAGTTATGTTAGGCAAATTTATTTACGAGAAACTTGTACCTGAACCATCTTTAAATGCAAATACTAAAATGGCTCTAAAAAACAAAGCTGATAATCTCGCTTCAGAAGGCAGAAATAAAGATTCCCAAATCTCCGAAAACGTAACATTTGATTCTGTAAAAAATAAGTACTCTTCTGAACAAATACAACAGTTAAAAACATTCTTTAATTCCAAATTAGATATGATTGTAAATCTTACAACACGTGAATTAATGAAGAAAAAAATTGCCTCACTTGACAGTGGCGGTTTCATGAATTGGACTGGAATGGGGATTGATGGAAAAGGAGGAAAAGCTATTATTGCTCACCCTCAAGAAATTATGTTGAATAAAGCCGATACACAAAGTTTGTTTAATTCCATCAATATAATGGATAGTATCATGAATAACCTATCCCCTTTCCTACTAAAATTTGCACCATTCCAAAAAACATCCTCTGTTAGTAATGGTGATACGTATGGTGACATAAAGATAAACTTCCACATCGATAAAATGAACGGTGACAAAAACGACTTAAATCGATTTAGTAAAATGATTGATGATGATTTATTGCGTAGGAAAGGAATGAGAAAGTAATGTTGGAATCTATTCATTTTATGTATGACAACATTTCATCAAAAGATATGGGTATTCAAATTGCTTCAACAAGAGGCGGTTTATTTGAAGAAAACTTTCTTCCTAGAAGGAGAATTATTGAGAAAAAAATTGCTAATAATGAAAAACCGTATTTTCAAAAGGTTGAACATGAACCCCTCTCCTTTAACTTGTCCTTTTATCTTGAAGATTGGCTTGATGACCACAATCTAAGAAAAATTGCTCGTTGGTTATTTCAGCCATATTACAAACCCTTAATTTTTGACAATAATCCAAATAGAGTATTGTACGCTCTTGTAGAAGGAAATTCTGCATTATTACATAATGGTTTAAAGCAAGGTTATGTAGAACTAACTATTAGATGTGATTCTCCCTATACTTACTCTCATGAACTTATTTTTAATAATATGGCATTTAGAAATGCTAATACTGGTTATCAAATTATCGACGACATGAAAAGCTTTGAACAAGGGAGTTTTTTTAATTCGAAGGTTACCTCTAATGGTTTAACGATTGATAAAGTTGATAATTCCTGGGGAGCACAATATGCCAATATCAAAAAATGGAGTGAATTTTAAATGGAAACAACAGATGGACTTAAATTGAATATTACTACTGAATCCTCATTTGAAGATGATGATATAAAAAATACCATTGTTGAATATGGCAATAATTTTAGTAAATTAGAAAAATACTTAAAAGATTCCACTCAATCTATTGAAGACCTAAGTGATAATAAATATTATCCTATTGGTCATATTATGTGGAATAAGGTACCTGTCTTAGGTTCATATATCGGATGGGTTGTCACAAGAGAAGGAATTCAAGCAAAAAAATGGTTACCAAATAAAAATTACAGTATTGGCAATTTAGTAAAGCCCCCTGTAGATAATGGTGGCCTTTATGAATGCGTGGTCGATGGGAAAAGTTCCACTACCCCTCCAACTTTTATTACTTCCTTACAACAAGAATTTCCAGAGGTAACAGGAAAAATTTGGCGCAAAGAATTCAATTATGAGGTAGGTGACTTGGTATTCCCTACTAATGGAAGTAAGACATATTATTATCTTTGTGAGACAGCAGGCTACTCCTCCGCTACTGAACCTGAATGGTCTTCTGTTCAAAACGATACAGCATTTATCGATAATTCAGTTGTCTGGAGAAAAGCAAAAAATATCATTTGGAAAAAGGTTGGCACAAATAGTGAGTTTAGACCTTTTGGAAAAATAGAATAGGAGTATTTAGAATGAAATGGGGTTCCTTAATAAATTCAACAGGCTCTTATATATCTAAATATTATGAAATTACGAATGCTTCTTCAAAATATTTAACAACCATCCTCGCTAATATGATAAATATACATCATCAACAAATAGAGTTTCTCTATTCCCTCTCTTACGACTACAAGAATTGGACTAATTGGAAATCAATAAATTTCAATGATAACCATTTGTTAGATGGCTATAATTTAGATGGTTTAATTTTTAGATACAAGATTGTTCTTCATGCAAAAAAAGATAACGAAAAACCTTATGTACAATCTTTCTCAATCGCCTTCGATCCTTGCGAATCCTTAGAAAACCTGGGCGATTTTATTGTTAAGCCAAAACTATGGATTAAGAAAAAGAATGGTAAAGGCAGTATAGAACTAACCAATATCATGACAAATCAAACGTTAGTTTTAGACAACCTTATCGATAATGAAGAAGTATTTATTGATTGTCAAAAAGAAGATATTGTTTCTGACAGACAGCATTTAGGTGTTTATCGGTATGATGATCATAATGATGAATTCCTAGCATTAGTAGTCGGGGCTAATCTCCTAAAAGGAAAAGGAGATTTCGATATGGATGTTAGACATCAGTATGTCTTTTTGCAGGAGTGAGGTGAAAATCATTGAAATTAGGTGAAATAGATTACCGTTTAAAACCAGATGACGCAAGAATTTTTTTATGTAGCCCTGATAAAAAAACAATTGCCAGAATTAGTGAGGCATACGATATCAATTATAGTACTAAGGTTTCGGTATTAAATGAAATTTCATTTAAAATACCTACTGTTCTAATGGAAGATGGGATTCCTTTTGAAAATAAAAATATTGATAAAATAAGAAACAGGTATCTTTTCAAATTGAAATATGGACAAATCACTGAATACTTTTTAATGAACGAATCCAGTAAATCATATAGTGATGATGAGTATATTAGTTATACTGCTTTGTCACTCGGTGTCCAATTAAGTGATAAAAATATAAGACAATTTGAAGTAGTCAGTAAAACATTGTCTCAAATTATTACTGATATTTTATCTTCCGTAAATACAAAATGGAAATTAGGCTACGTTGACAGTTCCTTCGAGGAGGTTTATCGAAGCTATGAGGTTGCATCAAATAATATTTTAGAAATTATTTATGATTTAGCAAAAGTTTGGAATGCTTTAATTGTATGGGATTCAGTAAAATATGAAATTAATTTCTATAAACCCGAAAATATAGGCAAAGATAAAGGCTTCCACCTACGTGATGGAAAATATTTAGAGTCATTCAATTTAGCGACAAACACAATTGATACGATCACTCGCTTAAAAGTGTATGGACAAGATGGCTTATCTATACATCGATTAAATCCTACGGGCCAATCCTATCTCGAAGATTACAGATACTACCTCTACCCTTTCAAACGTGAAAACGGGATTGTTGTCAGTCATTCAAAATATTTAACAGATGGTTTATGCATTGCATTAGAAGACTATCAAGCGTTGGTTGAATCCTTATCAGAGAAGTTTACTAATTTAACTACAATGGTCACTACACAAAATTCCATTATCCAAACAGAGGAACAAAAACTAAGTACCCTGAATTCCCAAAGAGTCAATATTGAAGATGAATTAGATTTATCAAATGCAAATTTTCATTCCTCAACTCCAAAACATCAAGAAATCATTCAACGTTTAGAGGCCAAACGATTAGAGATCTCCAGTCAAGAAGCCTTTATAAGAGATTTAAACTATCAGCTTTCCGATTACGTAAATGAATTACTTGCGTTACAGGAAAAATTAACTAGAGAAAATAACTTTACAGTTGAGCAGTTAGCTGAGCTATCCGATTTTGAAATAGAAAAAGAATATACTAATGATTCAATTGTTGATGATGAGGACTTATTGGAAGACGGTAAGGAAGTATTCAGACAATATTTAGAGCCAAAAATTAGATTAGATATGAACTTAATTGATTTTCTATCCATTGTTGAATGCCAAAATGATTGGGACAAGTTAGGTTTAGGAGATCTTATCAGAGTAAGATACGATAGATTACAAGTAGATATAAAAGCCAAAATTACGGAAATTACTCATGATTTTGAAAATGAAAGTATTTCTCTTGTTATCGAAAATGAATTTAATGAAGATAATAATTGGTTAGAACAGCTTAATACAGCAGGCAATACATCTACAATTGTTCAGATGGATAAATGGAAGTGGAATTTGTCCGAACAGAACAACGGTGCCATTAACGATATCATCAATAATAAATGGGATGCATTAAAAAATGCTGTCATGGCTGGTTATAACCAGAAAATAGAAATAAGCGAACGTGGCATTATTGTGAAAGATTTAGAAGATCCATCAAGTTGGCTTATTATACAAAATGGATTTCTTGCTATCACCAATGATAATGGCGAGTCATGGAAACACGCAATTTCAAAAGATGGAATTTTTGGCGAACGTATTTTTGGGAAGATCATATCTGGTGTTAATTTGATGATTGAAGATGAATCTGGTATATGGATAACACAGGGCTCAAGAACTACGATTTATAATCGACATGGTGAAGAAACTATGTATTTAGGGTTAGTTTCTAATAATACAAAAGATGAACAAGGAAACTTAATTCCACAGGACCATGAATGCTTCGGACTTATATCGTGGAATGACGTAACAAGGGTTGCATTAACTACTTGTGAAGGATTTTCTGTGAGCCAGAAAGATAATGAAGAATGGAAAAAGGTGTTATGGGCTAATACAGAGGGTACTCTCTACTCTAGAAACATGATTGCTGAGAATATTAAAATTGTCAATAATCTTGATGAAGTGATCTTAGATGCTGAAAATAACTATTTTAATATTGGTTTATTTGACAAAATTGTCGCAGATGGCAAATTAACGACGCTTGAAAAATTAGAACTTATTAAAGAATTATATAAAATCCATTCAGACTACAAGCTGCTTCTTCAACAGGCACAAAAATACATACGGAGTGAGAGAGATAATGTTTCAGATATTGATGGTGCTTTTAATACTGCAACTCAAACCTTCCCTACCGTTCACTCTACTACTGACAGGTATTCGACGAGTGCTATAAAAAATGCATATTTAGAGTTAACAACTTACATGTCCCATTATATCAAAATCATAAATACTGGTTACCTTGAATCATCCTACTTAAATATTGATATGACTGATCCACTGACAGAATCCACGAGTCCCATTGAGAATCGTGGTATTTTTGTGCAGAAATTTAAAAATTACTATGATGAAGCGACTAGACTAAGACAAGAAATTGAGGATTCCTTATTCTATTCAGGTCTCACAATGGGCAGCTATCACAACAATCTCATTATGAATGATTTTGGCTTTATCGCTGTTCGTAATGACGGGAAGTATCGAGCTTATCTAAATGCCACTAATGGACTTGCCCTGCAGAAATGGGAAAATGGTAAATGGGTTAGTAAACTATTTGCCACTTTAGGTGACTCTAAATGGGAAGATGGAACACTATACGCTGAAGGATTGGTAACAAAAAACCTTCGAATTGTAGATGGTGACTTAGGTGATGCCATTACTCTAGATTGGGAGAATGGTATCACTATTTATGGTGAAAATGGTGAAGAAATTAGATTAAATGCTAATGAAGCTATCTCCATTTATGTCGATGGTCAGAAGAAATTTTACGTAGGGACAGATGGAAGACTTTATGCAAAAGACATGACTACTCACAACCTTAAAATAGTTGATGGCTTCTTAGGTGAAAAGATCATCTTTGACCAAAATGATGGTATCACTATTCATGGGAATAGCGGTGAAGAAATTCGCCTAAATGCCAATGAGGGTATTGCGATTGATGTCAATCATGAGCCTAGATTTTGGGTAAGTAAAGATGGACACTTGTATGCACGAAAACTTTTCATTATGAATGGTGAGTTAGATGAGTCGATTCTTGAAGAATTAGCTGATGATGATAGCTTTATCTCTGATTTGACGGTTACTAGACTCAGAACTTATGACCCTATGGACCCTGATAATTATGTCCATATTAAACAAAAATTTTTAAGATTTATTACCAAAAATGGTTCATCAGAAAATGTTAAATATGAAATGTATTTTGAGGGTTCAGGAGCACAAGCCTACCCTATTGCTATTTGGGGTAGTGGTTCAGGTAATAATACTAACAATAATAAAGCTAAGCAATATAAAACCCCTCAAGGTTTCTTTACTGAGTATATAGATGAAAATGGTGAAAAACACTCTATTAATTTAAACACAGAAAGCACAAAATCTATAGAAATTAATTCGCCTAGGACGGTATCTATTAAAGGTGGGAGCGGAAGTATCACGATGAATAACTCACTTTTAGAAATAAAATTTGGAAGTAATACGATGACTATGTCTGCAACAGGCATTAAATTAAACGGTACTCGTATTGATCTAAACTAAGGAGCGTTAGCATGCCTGAAGTATCAGTAAGAGGTAATAAAACAAGTAGCTCTATTGCTAATAAGCACGTTAAAGTAAGGAAACCTAATAAGCCTCAGTGTGTTCCAGAATATATAGATGGTCAATATTATGGAGGCTATTGGGTGGGAGATGTTTGTTATGGTATCGAAATCCCACCTAGCTCGCCCTATGATGAGCTAGATATCGATGCAACTGTGGAAGGGACCATTAATGATGGAGTACCTACTGTTTTTGTGAATGGCAAGGAAGTTGCATTTTCAGGTGCCAAAACACAAGAACAAGATTCATATACTGTTCCAAGTGGCTGGTCTTATGTCAGCGGTGGACATTCTAGTGCCAATGGTTCTGTAAGCTCAGGTAGTTCCAAGGTATTTGTGAGTGGTAAACAGCTTGCTAGAAAAGGTGATTCTGTAAGAACACATGCAAGCTCCAGTGCTTCTATACAAGAAGGATCTAATAATGTGTTTGCCAACTAAAATTCACTTGGAAAGGAGGTGAGAAAATTGTCACTACCCACTAATTATTTAGAATTTAATAATCCTATTCATATCGTTTGGCGAAAAGGAACACCCAACGACCCATACATCGATCGACTGGATATCGCTCGTGTTGTCAATCAACGTGTTTTTTTATTAGAAATTCCTGACGAAATGTATAAGGTTAGAATTTCAGGTATGTTTGAAATTAATTATGAAAAATTCATCAAGCACAACTTAGAAAAAAATGAATTTTATGTAGACTATTCTAATGGATTTGTTTATTTCCATGCAGTGAAGGAAGCAGAAACAATGTCAATGGTGTACAAAGGAAGAGGATTAATCCTTTACCCTTCTACACGAATTGTACATTATGATGGTACCAATTCTACCGAAACACTGCACGAAATTATTGAAAGAAGCAAAATACAACTCCAAGACCTAATTGATCAAACAGATAACTATGAAGAATATTTAAAAAAGCTGGTCATTGCTATTAATGAATCCAATCATGCCACTGACCAGGCTTTAATTGCCACTCACCATGCTAATGAAGCAACCGAACTAGTAAAAGATGCATACGAAACAACAGTTTTAATTTATCAGCCATTTGTTCGTACATATGATGACATTGCAAAAAAATTTCCCCACCCTGAAGTTGGATGGACAACACAGGTATTTGATACAGGCATACGTTATCGATGGAATGGAAAGGCCTGGATTCCTATTGATGCCTTAGGTGGGAATGTCCCATTAGCCAATGAAGTAATAAATGGATTAATGAGCAAAGAGCAATTCGTAAAGGTTAAAAATATAACTGAATTTGTAAATGAGAAAACAATGGTATTCATTATTCCGAAAGATATTTTGCAAGGTGTTCAAGACCCACATGTAGTTTTTGACTGGGACGGTGAAATAGTTGATATTCAAGCATCGATTTCTATTCAAGGGACTACGCCTACCCCTATTCAAATACAAAAATCAACAAACTTCACGGATTGGTTGGATATCACGGATCATCCAGTAATCATTGATGAAGATTGTTATTTAAATAATCAAGTATATACGTTAATAAACAGTACGGTGAAGAAGGGAGATGTGTTTAGACTACACATCCCTTCTTTTTCTGTTGATGCACAAAATTTATCTGTCAATGTAAAAGTAGCATTGAAATGATCCTATTTAAGTTTCAATACAATCAATTTACACAAACAATTTATTAGAAAGAAGGAATTTATTTATGACAAAAGCACCTGTAGTATCATGGTATGAAGGTACAAACACAAAAGCAACAGAGGTTAAAAGCACTGTAAACTACGGTACTGTTGACGCTGACTCTCAATCAGCTACAAAGGTTTTCTATATTTGGAATAACAGAGATACGCTTGATGATTGCTCTAAAATGGAAGAAGTAGTATTCACAACTCGTGACCGTAACGGTGGTTTGGGTGATTCACCTGTCGTAGAAGCTGTTAAAGACAACTGGTTTTGGGTTCGTGTTGACAGCTTAAACGAGGAGTCATTCCTTCCTGTCGGTAAAGGTGGCGTAGGTACCAAAAATCCTAGTGGTATGAAAGAATTAGGAACTACAGGCTCTACAACAAATGTGAACGCTTCTACTGCTCAAGTTTGGGCAGGTAATAAGCTATTAACACTAGATACTTATGTTCAACCAACAACAGCAAACGGCTTCATTTACAAAGTGACTAAAGCAGGTACTACAGATGGAAATGAGCCAACATGGGTGAAAGTTGAAGGAAATCCTGTATTCGATGGTTCAGCAGAGTTTGTAGCAATTAAAATTGTACAAACGCCTGCATCAAAAGAAATCTTAGGTTACGCAAACAAAACTGATGTTAACGGAACTAACGCTCACCTAGCAGGTGGTAACTTCGTTAAGATTTCTGTTTACGCAGATGTACCTATCACAGCGTCAGCAGGCAAAAACCTGTTAGTACAACGTGTTTCTTACCGTTACGTGTAAAAGTAACAAAATGATATTTAATAAATAAAACAGTGATTTTACAGGGTAAGGGGATTTTCCCCCTACCCTATTTTTTATGTAACTTATAAAAGAAAATACTTCAATGCAATGAAGGAGATTGATAAAAATGTTATTCGCAAGCGCAGGAAATAATCATGCATATGGTATTCCTTTCAATTGGAACGCTGACTATGCAAACGGTAAAAACTATGCCGAGTATGACCCACTTACGCATAAGAAAAATGATTTTTATTTGATTCAGAAAAATCAGGTCATTCGTTTTGGTTTGTTTGGTCAAGGAATGAAGCTCTTTTTTGAAATGTCCGATGGTTCTTTCAACTTAAATGGTAGAAGAATTGAAATTGAGTACATTGATGAACATTCAGAGTCCTACAATTTAACAACAAACTTTGCAGACAAAGACCTTATCACATATAAAGAAGCTTACGCTGATTACAATAATGTACAAGGTATTCAGCAATCCAAAATTAAGTCAATTAATTTTGGCTATAAAACAATCTTCAAAAAAGACGGAGTCCAGTTCTTCTTACAGCCTATTGTTTCACTTCCTTTAGAAGATGAAAACCCATTTATTGAGGTAAAGCTAACTTCCAATAAAACAATGAATGGTCACTTAGTATTCAAATCAAGAGGTGTTGAGATAGAGCGTTTCCCTGCCCCATTAGAGGTTAATAAAGCAGGTCAATTAAATTGGACTATCAAATAATAGAAAGCGAGGAAACACCTAATGAAAAGATTTTGGTTGCGTCTTCCTGATAAAACTGATTCCTTAGAAATAACAACTCCAAACAACAAATTATCTTTATTTGAGTCTTCAACTGAGAAAGCCTACACAATAGAAGTAGGAAAATACTCACTTGAAAAGCTAGTAGAAAATCTTGTTAGCAAGGTTTAAACGCCAAAATTAGAGAGATTAAAAAATCTCCCAAAAACTCAAAGCTGATTGTTCTATTATTATACAAATGTAAGTGGTAGTTTTGTCACTTTTATTGGTGGAATTGAATCTATTGATACAGGAGATAGGCAAGATGGCAACATAATTAATATTTAAGAAAGGAGCATGTTCATATGGCTATTATAGGTGGGAATTTAGAGCGTAAAGAAATAGGTTTGTCAATAGGTGTTTCAGGAACTCATGACAAAACAAAAATCAACAAAAACACAGGTTTTTTAGAGTTAGTGGATATTGATGTAGATGGTCAAGGAAATCCTATTTATGTTGAGCAAGGCTCTTGGACTTCTGATGTGATTGATTTAGGAGATATATTTCAAGACTTCGAGAAAGTGTTTACCAACAGCACAGTTAATGGTGCAAGCTCATTCGCTGTGTTAACTAGAGTTTCATCAAACAATTATGAGTGGTCAGATTGGGTTGCTATTGCGGAAGATGGAACTATTCAATCTGATACTAAACAGTACATTCAGGTGAGGATTGACTTGTTTGCAGGGTTTGTAACTGATGTTTTTCTCGTAGCTAAAAATGATTTTAATATCAACGAGTTTCTTGAAAAAAAGACAGTAAAAATAGGTGGGTATGTTGTTCCTAAATTAACATCAAATACTTCATCAACAGAAGGTTTTGCGTTTTCAGAGTCAAATGCAGGTTCTTCATATTTACCGTTTAAAGCTTTTGATAAAAGCGACACAAATCACTACTCAACATCAAACGCAAGTGCCTTTTTATTAGGTTCATTAGGATTTTCTTTTACCAAAAAAAAGACAATTATTCAGTATAAAATTAGAAGTATTTCGAACTCTGCAATTTTAAACTCAATGCCCAAAGATTGGGTTTTACAAGGTAGTAATAACACTACAAATGGGCTAGATGGCGATTGGATAAATGTGGATTCTCGTAAAGGTCAATCTTGGAATACTATAAATACTGATAAAACTTTTGAACTGAAGAAAAGAGTGACTTATAAAGCTTTCAGATTAAAATGGAGTGCTAACAATGGGAACACTACTAATACTGCTATTGGAGAACTAGATTTTAAAGAACCTGATACTGAAATTATTCAGCTTAAACGTGACTACACTTTTGATAAACAAGTAGATTCAACTTGGTCAGATACAGGGAGTTTACACAGAAAAAAAATCACTCGTAGCCAATGGCAAAGAATAGACAGAGTAGAGGTGTTGTAAATGGATATTGTAACAAGCTATGACAATTGGGGTGGAAGTGGTGACAGAAGAAGTATACTATCAGGTAACTCAGTAATATTTGATGGAACTGAAACTACTTATATATCTTATGGTAATAAAGAACAAATTACTATAGACATTATTTTTAGTGGATTAGAGGGAAAACTATACATTGATGGAATCAAAGTAATTCGAAGTAGCTATGGTTTCATTAATAAAGCAATTTTATTGAATGGTATATCCATAGGAACTTTTAATGATAATGTAGACCATCCCCTACCTATGTTAACAATTAAAAAAAATGATAAATTAACAATAAGAGGACAAAATAATGAAACAGGTGGTGGAACTTACCCCACTAACATAAGAGAAATTTATTTTAAAACATTCTTTGTTCCTGATAAATCTCTGATTTACACTGAGGGCGAATATAAGAAATTTATACCTGCTATTGCAGAGAATTATGGAACAGATACATTTGTTCCGATAATGAGTTCAAATGAATCATCTTTTGTGAAACTCTCAAGCAATATCAATATGTATCCATCCACTCAATTATATCATGTTTTTGATAAAAATGAAGGCACTCATTTCCATAGCGAAAATGGTATTACAACAGGATTTTTACTTATGGAATTTACTGAACCTGTTGCTATTTACCGATACCATATTAGACCACAGACTAGCTACCCTGCTAGAGCGCCTAAAACTTGGACACTAGAAGGAAGTAATAATGGTGTAGATTGGACTGTTGTACATCAAGTAGCAGATGGAGGAATAACAAGTGCTGTTTACTACTATTTTGAGACAACTAATAGAAAAAAATTCAGGTACTATAAGCTAAATGTTACACAAAATAACGGTCAACCTTACCTAACTTTTTCTGAGCTTGGGTTTTATTCATATACTGCGCCCATTAAGTGTAGTTGGGAAACCATTTCAGACACTCTCCCTAAACCACAGCAATTCCTTGAAAAAGGTATGTATCTATCTCCCCTGCTTGACCGTAGAGTTGAAAAATTAGACCCAATAGCATTGACTCAAAGGGATGACATATTAGATATTGGAGAATATGGAAAAATATTTAGTGAGACTATTGATTTAAAAAAATATATTGATATTAGGAGTATCAGAGTTGAGGTGAAATAATGGCAGGTTTAGCAAAACCAAACTATCAAGTAGAAAACGAAGGAAAGTTTACAGTTATTGAAAGCTCTAGCATTACAGGTAGTATAAATGGTCTTTTTGATGGAACTACACCTAATGCTTGGAATACAAACGAAGTAGCCTATTGGAATACTACTACGTCCTACTTAATAATTGAATTTCATTCTGATGTTAAGCTTCACAGATTTTATTCTTGGAATAATAATAATAATCAAAGACTCAAGATATTAAAATACAATGGAACTGACTATGCGGAAGATTACACTAGCTCTCACAAAGACATTTCGAAACAAACTTCTCAAACATGGAAACAATTTACAGATGTTCTTCCGAAAGGAAAGTATAAATTCTTATTAGATAGTAGTGACACAGGGTTTACAGGTAGAATTGATGGAGAATGGTATGTTGAGACTGCTAAAAATAGAACATTGATTTTACATGGTGGTGAGTACAAAAAAGTCACACAGAGAAAAGACTACTCAATATTCTACAATGGCACAAGCTCTCGTATGCGAACAACAAAAGTTCACAAATATAATGTGGTAACATTAGAGACTTGGATAAAGCCCTACACAATCTCTAGTACGAATCAAGATATTATGTCAAATGTTGAAAATGGAGGACATTCTATTGGTCTTTTAGATGGTAAATATTATGCTAGATTCTATATAAATGGTGCGTATAGGGTTTGCTATGGAGATATACTTCCATTGAATCAATGGTCACATTTGGCTACAACATTTGATGGAAATATTATTAAATTGTATGTTAATGGTACTAAGGTGAGTGAGCTTGCCTACAGTGGAACAGTTGGAAGCACATCTGCTATATTTTCATTGGGAGCTAATCCTGCCGCAACTTCGGGATATATAGAGTATTTTAATGGAGAATTAAGAGACTCAAGAATTTGGTCTGTTGCTAGAACAGAATTACAAATATCAAAAAACATGTTCCAACTATCTGATATAGATAGTGTTTCAGATAATTTAATGGCATGGTATCCACAAAGTGAGAATACTGGAACAATATGTAAAGACAAAAGCCAATATGTTAGTGATGGAACTTATTACAATACCTCTTTTATGATTGAATACTTCCCTAAAAAAATACTAACAGTATCTAACAGTCTTCCAAACGCTACTAAGTTTTCAAAAGAAGGAATGGACAGTCTATCTCCCCTATTTAATAGAGAATTAACAAAACTAGAACCTGTGTCAATGGTAAATGAAAGCAACATTCTAGGTGATGGTGACACAGGAAAAGTATTTACTAAAACAATAGATTTAAAAAAATATTTAGATATTAGAAGCATAAGAACTGAGGTGAGATAAATTCCTACTATAAAAATAAATAAACAGGTGTTAGCTTTTAATAATATTTACTATGTTGACTCAACAAAAGGATTGGATACAAATGATGGCTCACTATCCTCTCCTTTTGCAACTGTAAGCTATGCAGTCTCTAAATGTGCCACAGATGGTGATGCTATTTTTGCAAAATCAGGTACTCATGATGTTACTAGAATTGCAGGAACTTATGATTCAGGTGGACTTTGGGATGATAATAAAGCAATTTCCTTTATTGGTGAAAAAGGAAAAACAATATTTCTATGTGATGGCACAAAACATAGTGGTAGAGATACTCATTGTATTATGTTCAAAAATGCAGGTACAAGAGCATATCAAATTATATTTGATTTTAATACAGGTAATAGAACCCTTAATTATGAAACTTCAATTTGTTATGCAGGCTCAAACGTTAGTGGCGAGGTACACAATTGCGTTATAAGATACAGCAAAAAAGTTTCTCCGAGTTTAATGTATGGAAATAGCACTAGTGCAACAATTAAGTTTGTAAATTGTGTATTTGATGTACAAAAGAATTTTACTAGTAGCTACTCAGGAATAGGCACAACAACATTAGAAAATTGTGCTACAAACTTCTCCTTTTATTCAGAAGGAACTAGAGTAAATGTATATAATCAATGTACTTTTGATTCTAAGTATCATATCACAAATCTTAATGAAGTTGCTTTAGATATTGGTGTTTATACAAACAATTATCGTTGGAATTTTTCTTCAATTCTAATTAAAAAAAATGATAGTATATACTCTCCAATTACTTCCCAAAAAGCCTTAAAAGAAAACCTATCTAAGTATGTTAAATCTGTTACCGCTAGTGGTGGCTCAACACCTGAAAAAACAATAGATGGGAACGCAACTGGTTCTTCATCATATAGTTGGTATAGTTCAGGTCTTCCTAGTGCTTGGATAAGATATGAGTTCAATGATGCTATAGCAATTGATAGAATTAGCATTTTATCTTATTACTATAGTGGATATGAAGGAATCAAAGACTTTGTAATCGAAGCTTCTCACACAGGTCAATTCAATGGAGAACAGAGTATCTTATACACAGGAACTCACCCAAACGACACTACATCTAGTTTTATACAATATAGTTTTCCTAATCATATAAAATACAAGTTTTACAGAATAGATGTTAAAAACATTTACTATGGAAATGGGAATGATAATCTTTCCATAATTGAGGTTCAGTTTTGGAAGGACTTTGACGCTATTAGTTTACTAAGATTAGACTCTCTATCTCTTGAAAACTTTGTAGACTATGGTGGCTCTAATCCACTTGGAGTTGGATTGATAAATAGTAGACAATATTTGCTACAAGAAAGTGATAAAGAAAGTACAAGTGGGCTATTAGTAAGAAAAGTGGAAAGCAAACCAATAGGTATTAGTTTTAATTGAAAATGAGGTGAATCAATGAAAATAAAAGAAGGTTATAATGCAAGGTGGTTGATGGATGAAGATGTTTCAACTACTTTATTGGACAGTAGTGGTAATGGATTAAATGCTACTACTTCATCAACTTTTGACAACTCTTTTGACAACAAAGGGTCAGCAAGAAAAGTAAGTGCAACTTCTCAAGGTATTTATTGTAAAAATATTTTATCAAGTTATGCAAATTTTACAGTATCAACATTATATAAACTAAATTTAGCAAATAATGTAACCACTTATCAAACTGCAATTCTAGGATTCACTAATGGTAGTGCATACGGTGTGTTTATAGGTATTTCAGCATCTAAAGAGATACAGTTTTATTACTACGATGGTTCAGCACATTTAGTAAGTGGTAGTGGTATATTCCTGAATCAAGATGAATGGGTACACCTATCTCTTACTGCTTCAAACGGTATTTACAAGATTTATCTCAATGGCGTTCAAATACATTCCATTGTAACACAACATAATGTTGGATTACACTTCTCTACTTGTTATGTTAATGTTAATTTCAATAGCTTCACATATATGTATGGCTCTTATGACGATATTATAATTTGGGAATCTACTTTAACAAGTAGAGAAGTATTTGATGTATATAAATATTATTTCAAAGAAAAGAAAATACTGCTAAATTCTAATAACAAAACATATTCAACTAAATACAAAGATTCATTTGAACCACTGTCTATGATTTCTTATACAACACCATCACCATATCAAATAACATCTAGCGGTGACTTTAGCTCAGATTATGCTTGTTGGAAAGCTTTTGATGGAAAAAACGCTACCTACTCTGATTCGTGGATAACAACTAACGGAGCGCCTTTGGGTTGGATTCAAGTCAATTTTGGTACTAGTAAAGTGTACAACAAACTATCTTTCACAACAAGAAACCACACTGATAGTAACACTACTGCGCCAAAAGAGTTTAAGTTATTAGGTTCTAACAATGGTGTTGATTGGATTGAGTTAGCATTAATACAAAATCAAACAGGTTGGAAACAAAATGAAACTAGGGTATTTGAGTTCGATAACTCAAATGGATTCCAATACTACAGGGTTCAAATTACAGTGGCAAACTCAGTTTCATATTCTGCTATTGGTGAATTGATTTTCGGATATAAGGGTGCAACTTTAGTAAATCTTCCTAGTAAAACAGTTAGGAACTTCTCTCAATACGGTACAACAACTTTAAACAATCTCAATAGCATTATAAGTAATACAGACTGTGTTTTACAAGATATTGAATTAAAAACTCTTACTACAAAACAATTAGATAAGAAACCACTCAGCATTAGTTTTAATTAGTGCTGATTTTTATTTTGATTTTTCTTAATACAATAAGAAAGGAATGATTAATTACATGGTAACAATTGGACAAGCTTTAACTTCTCCTGAAAATGGATGGAGAAGAATTGAAGAAAATGAACCGAATTTCACATATGAAGGTACATGGGGTTTAAGGTCAAATACTGCATATAGTGGAGGTAGTCAAAAAACTCAATCAAATACAGTTCTTAATAACAAGATTAAATTCAAATTCTATGGTACAAAAATAAGAATTATTTCATCACTTTACCCATCTTACACACCAAAAGTAAAAATTACTATAGATGGAATAGAGGAATATTATTCACTTCAAGGAACTGCAATTAACTCAGCTCTTGCATGTGAAAAAACAAATTTACCATTAGGTCTACACTATGTTGAAATTGAAAAAATAACTAACGGTGGTTATGACCCTGATTTCATATGGGATGCTATTGATATTGATTACAATGGTTATATTGTAAATAAGGATTTTTCATTTAATAGACTTATAGTTAAAAACCCAATAACAAACACCCATTATTCCCTATCAGACAGCACTCTTATTCATCTTCCTGATAACACAACTGAAAGTATTATTGAGCATGGTGTTGAACAAGGTAAGTTTATTCAATTAGATGTGCCTTTTAATAAAAAGTCCTATCCAATCAATGAAGGTGTAACACTAGGAATTGGAAAAGTATTTGAAGTAGGTATTGGAAACAAAAAAGAAATAACAAATACATTTATAAGAGAGGTGATATAAAATTGGAATATGTAAGTATTATACCTTCATTCCCTTCTAATAATGGAGCAGGTACAACAGTTGAGGGATTCACAATTCAAGTGTCCACCAGTCAAGTAGGTAATCCAACAAATGGTTTTGATAAAAAAAATGATACATTGATAAGAAGTGGCATTTTACCTAGTGTAGATGAATATGTTCAAGTGATGTTTCCAAAAGCATATATGCTATCTAGATATACAATTACAGTAGGATATGAATATGATAAAGGTGGAGACTTAAAAACATGGGTGCTTCAAGGCTTGGTTAATGGTATTTGGTCTATTCTTCATAGTGGCAGTCATGGAGCAGTTGTAGAAACACTCACTTTTGATTTTGAGCCAACCTTAGTTACAGGAATTAGAGTTCTTCATAAATCAAGACACAAAACCAATAGTTGGGGGTTCGCTGAGCTATCTGTTTTCGAACTTGTGTATACTAAGAGAGTATTAGTTGAGCATGAAAGCACCTATAAAACATATAATAAATCGACTTCTACTTGGGAACTGGTTTCTACAACCTATCCAACAGAAGAACAATTTATAGCACAGGGAATTGATGCTTCTTTGGAGCAAAATATTGAAATAGTAAATGAACTAGAAAATGCAAAGATTCTATATTATACAGATAGTGGTTGCTCCTATATCGAAAAAATTGATGAAGTTGAACCTTATAGTGTTTATGACTATATTGGTGAGCTACCTACTGTAGCAATCTACACAGAATCTGATGATGATATTATCGTGTCAACAAATGTTGAGCCATTTGATATTTATGATGAATTTGGTGAAAGTGTTGAGGTTCTTTACTATACAGATGATGAAACTGTGACAAATGCTGACTTAGTCTTAGAAGCTAATTGGTCGCCTATTGATGAACTCGAAGGTGATTTCGAAGTTGTAACATGGACTGAGGAAGGTTCTGATACTGCTAAACGAGTGCTTGATATGAAAGCAATACCACAACCTCAATTCGTTAAATTAGTGAATCCTAAGCGCTTGTATGGTTCGTTAGATGATGTGTTTATCAATGATATTTCACAATCGTATCGTGATGAAGCTCGCTACTTCGTTGGTGGAGAAACATCTGATAAATGGTATGTATGGGACAAAAACGATAAGAGATTCGTTGTTGCTGATGCTTCCAGTCTACAAAAAATCATGTTAACAGGTATGACTTACAAAGACTTAAATAGTATCACCGACAAGCAATGGCGTACATGGACTAGTGAATATATCAGTATCGGTATGTACCTTACAGACAATCCTCGTGACACAATCAAAACAATCGTCGAAGAAATTTCGTTTGAAGACTATCTTCCTCGTGATACTACAGCTATAGAGAATACAAGCCTCTACATCTTAAACACAACTGCTAAGATTGATATTTCATTTGACGCTAATGTTCTTAAAGGTGTTTTAAGTGATGATGATTTAACGCGTGTTCAATATCGTGTATTACTAAACAATGGTTATTACTACCCTTCTGATGGAAGCTTTACGAAACTAAGTGAATCCCCTCAAAATATTGAGTTAGCGATTGGAAGTAAAGATATTAGAATTGATGATTGGAATACTCTAAGAATAGAGTTTCAAGATTTCTTCGGAACTACTGATTATTGGTCAACTCAATTCATGGGAACATACTCAGGTCTTATGTTCAAAGATGTGTATGGTCAATACTACTCAAGTGAGATTGGTGAGGTTCTACAATATCTTGATTTTGGTGTCATAATTGCAGGTCAAACTACAGTTGAACATGAAGTTATTCTTAAAAACCAATATGGCTATGATATTAAAGATATACACTTGTATGCTAATACAGCAAATTTCCCTACAGGAATGACTTGTGAATTTAGTACAAGTTCATCCCCTTTTACACCTCAACCTGATTTAAGACTAGGCGGTGTGTTAAAAAACAACGAAGAAATGTCATTCTTCATTCGATTAAAAACTGAATTAGGTTCAACGCCTGACGCTAACGGTTCATTTGACATTATCGTGAGAGCAGACAAAGCCTAATCACAATACAATGTGATAAGGAAGTGAAATTATGGAGGATCAAGATTTTGGATTAGAAACAGACATTTCCTCTCATAGAAATGAAATAGTAACTGAGAATACAATACCCTTTGATAAATCCTTTGAAGTATATACTGAAATTGAAGTAAGTCCTCACAACAGTTTTAAAGCAACATATAAACTAATTGCTTTAGGAAAACTAGAAGAAGATGTTGAGATTGTGGCTAGGCCACTTAGGGAAAGTATTGCACAAACTGAGCTTATTTCTCGTGCTTCAGGTATTAGTAATAGAGACACTTACTTAAACATCATGTATCGTGGTAACTCAGATGTATTTACTGAGATTCAACCTATTGGTTACAACTTCTTAGAAACTGAAATTGAAGTGCCACCTCATAATAGAATGTGTGCAATTTATGAAGTTCAACAACCACCTGTCGTTACAGATGTGTTTAATTCTACTCAGGACGCTTTCACTAGAGAGCAACCAGCTTACCAAACAATCAACTATGGCAGCAATTCTTCTATGGTTGTTGGTCGCAGTAAGGATGATATTTGGCGCTCATTTGTGCAATTTGACTTATCTTCCATTCATCCTTCCTATGTGCTAAAAGAATCCTATTTACGTCTATACTACAAAGGTTCAGCCCCTGAAAACCTAAAACTAGAAATATTAAATGCTAGTAGTGAGTGGCACGAAACTAGCATTACTCACCTGAATAGGCCAATCCCTATAGATTTAATTGCAGACGAATTCACTATTAATAGAAATCAAGGATACATCGAATTTAATGTATTTAAAATTGTTGAAGCTTGGGTTTCTCTTGAAAAAAATAATAATGGTTTTATTATTCGTTTATCCAATGAAACTGCTTCTGGACAGACAATTTTCTATACAAGGGAAACTTCTTCCCCACCTGAATTAATTGTAAAATACTTCGATTCAAGGATATTTTCTCAAGGAAGAAGCCAGCAAATTACTGAAATCTTTGTCTATAAAAGAAAGCACTCTGAATGGTTTACTGAGGTCACGGTTGATTCCATTTTCAGTTTTGAAAAGTTAGATACTGAAATCTATGTTCACAGACTAGAAGTTCCTTTAGATTTTGAAGCACAAGCTGAAATCACCGTCACCAAGCCATATGTTGAGACTGAAATCATTTCTTCGATTCGTGAAGAAGACGAAATTCTGATTGAAATTGGTGCCAAAAAACCACTTGATAGAGAAATCCTTGCTGAAGTTACGATTAATACCCCCTTTACTTTAGCTCAAATCAACTGCGCCCGAATTGACTCTAGTTTTTGGGATACAACTGTTTCGGTAATAAGGCCTTCTATCCATGCTGAAATTTCTGTACCATTCCATGACAAAAATGAAGTTTTCACAGAAATTGATATTAATGATATTTGGACTTCTATTGTTTACACAGAACTTTTTGTAGCAAAGGATAAAATAGCAACAGAAATCATGCCTAGGGTTCGTAAAGATAGTAATCTCTTTGCCGTAGTTCATGTCTCAAAACCAAAAATTGAAACAGAAATTGAGATTAAACATAGAAATGACATTTTGGTAGAAATTGAGCCTAATATTAAGTCAGATATTGTCACTGAAATCATTGTTTCTAAGCCTTCGATTGATGTATCTATTGCCGTACAGCTGTATGATAAATCAGAAAAAGATATCGAAATATTCGTTACATTTGTTCAAGCTATTTTTAGCGAACTTACCGTAAAAGCTGTAAGTCAAGTCGATACTGTAATTGATATTAAAAAGGTATCTCAAGTTTATACTGAAATTTCAGTGAACAGAAGATTCGTTCAATCAGAGATTACCATTCCAACATGGGCTGACCAGGAAGTTCCGACTATTATTGAACCTCGTATCTTAATGGTTAATAATAAACTAACAATCATTACTGTTAATGGTTCAGTATCAGGCTACGCATTTATACTGTAAAAGAAATGGAGAATATAAGCTATGCTAATAAAAAACTATGAAATTGGAGAATTACAATCATTCCTTTTTAATTTAATTCTTAAGGGTAAAGAATCTAGAATGCGAACTAGGTTTATTAAATTATTGGAAGATCAAATAGAGCTATTAAAGATAGAAAGACAACAGCTTATTAACGATTACGCTTTAAAAGATGAAAACGGGCAAATCGTTACTGAAACGAAGGAAATACATAACAAAGAGGAAGAGATTGTACTATTTCAATGTGAAGAAGCTGAAAAAGAAGCACAAATGCAAATAATGCTAATGATGAATGAGGATTTTATTATTGAAGAAACGGCCGATAAAATTGAAATGCTTACAACTTTACAAAGTATCATTTTAAACTGTGATTTAGAGTTTACCGGAAATAAGGCTGTTCTCTATGATCGATTTTGTGAAATTTTTGAAGAGATAGAACTATTAAAAGACTGAGGATACTCAGACTATATTTTTAAAGGATAGATGGATTACGACATCTATCCTTTTCTATTTTACAAAAGTTGGTGATTACGTGCAAAATGAAAAATTTGGTGAAAGATTAGCTAGTGCAGAAGTTGAAATTAAGAATCAGGAAAACCGAATTTCAAAATTAGAAGGTAATCATGAGTTATTATATCGCTTAACATTAGTATCTGAACAACAGCAAGAAATGAACAAACATCAGCAAATACAATTAAATAGAATGGATAAGACTTTTAACAACATCAATATGAATTTAACAAAATTAAATATGTCTCAAGTTGAATTGCAAGAGGATGTTAAAGATATTGGAAAGCGTGTTGACAGCATTGAAGATGATTTGAAACAGGAAACTGCTAAAGATAATATATCAATTAGCGACATGATCAAACAATATCTACACTGGTGGATTCTCGTTCCCACCGTGATTATTGGAGCTCTAATTTTGAAAATATTAGGCTTGTAAGAAAGGAATTGATATTTATGAAAATCAATTGGAAAGTACGTTTAAATAATCCTCAATTTTGGATTACAGTCGGATTATCTATTATTACCCCCCTATTTGCCTACTATGGGATTACAGGAGCCGATTTAACCACCTGGTCTAGTGTTAGGACCTTACTTGTCAACGCCGCTTCAAATCCATATGTAATCGCCTTAATGACTGTTAGTACATATAATGCCGTTTTAGATCCCACTACTGCGAGCCTAAGTGATTCATCACGGGCTTTAAGATATAAAAAACCGAAACGAGATGATCTATAATGCTAGATTTTATTTGTCCGGTTAAAAATGCAAGGTTAACAAGTAAATTTGGATGGAGAAATATCGGATATGGAAATGAGTGGCATCAGGGTGTCGATCTTGCTTCAACAGGAAAAGTTCCCATTTATGCTAGTGCTGCTGGGGTAGTTAGTCGCGCCCAGGTGTTAAGTAGCTATGGGAAAGTAGTAATGATTAAACATATCGTTAATGGTAAAACCTATGAAACGAATTATGCTCATTTAGACTCTTATTGTGTTCGTGTTGGTCAAAGTGTCAAGCAAGGTCAACAAATTGGCATGATGGGGAACAGCGGTAGAGCATTCGGTATCCATCTACATTTTGAAATACATAACGGAAAATGGGCTATAGGTCAGCCAAATGCAATGAATCCTATGACATATATTTCTCTAGCAAATGAAGAAGCTAATACTATTTTGACTAACCAAGGAGAGCTGACGATGTCACAATATACAGAATTACTTACTAAAATTAAAGAACTGGAGGAAGCTTTAAAAACGAAACAGGCTATTATTCCAACTCGAAAACCCGCTAAAATACATCATTCTGCTTGGGAATGGTTAAAAAATAAAGGTATAACGGATGGCACTAATCCCCAAAATTTCTTAACGCGCGAGCAATTTGCCACAATGCTTAAAAGATACTATGATTCATACAATAAAAAATAATTTTTTCATACCTTATACATAAAATTCTCTTCCCTATAACATAAATCCATTCCCATCTAATAGAACCATGTTACAATAGAAAGGAATTATGGCAACTAAGGAGATATAGCATGAAGCTCTCGACGATCTTAAATTTCTTTATTCTAGTATTTTTCACATTATTATTTGTTAATGATTTCTTCCCTGACACAACGATTGCAACGATCTTGACTAAAAAAATGATTCTTCTTATATTAGTCGTGCTAGTGATCATACAGCTTGCCTTAGATAAAGGTCGATATAAAAAGATGTCTAAGAAGGCCTATATTGGTTTGACTCTGTATACAGTTGGTTTATGGATTGTATTGACTTTGCTCGGTGGACAGTCACAAATTGGTTTATCATTTACTAGCCCACTGTTCTATATCATTATCGTATTGCTTGGGCTGGATTTATTACGGATTTCCCGCCAAGCTAAGCGCGATCAAACCGAGGAAAAATAA